CATCATCTCGTGATGGGGCGACAGGTGTTAAAGGTTCTCTATTCCTCTTCCGTGTAATTTCGAAACCGAAAAATTCAGCCATAATTTATTCACCTTTATTAATAATTAAATGTTGATTGGGAAAGATCCTATCGGAGTATCGATAGAAACATTAACTCCTAATCCACCACTTTCGCTTGTATTACTAGTGAAGAAGTTGTACTGCCACTCTACATCAAATGTTTCAATAGCATTTGTTGTGTCGTAGTCTAATTGTACGATACCAATTGATAGAGGGAAAGCATCAACAAATTTATATTGTTTTACTCCAGCACCATTTCTATCTAATTGAGTCACTATTAAGTCAGCTTGGTAATCCGCAGGGTTAGTACGACCTTCTGTAGTCGCATACTCTTGGATTCCATTTTGCCATCTTTCGATTGCGTTTCTAATACCGAAGTCAGTGTCATTGTAAACTGTAATAGTCCACGGAGCGAAAGTACGCTCAGCAGCAAAGTTTACAGCACGACCTCTATATTGGATCGGCAAATTTTCTAATGTACTAGCTGGTAATTGTGCAGCTTTGCAAAGAAATTGTCCTTGTACAGCAGCAACTCTTCCACCAGTGACATAAGAAGGAAATTGTAAATCTACACGAAACTGATTGGGACGAGCTCCACCACCAGTCATGTTTGCTTTAAAATCAGCAATATTAGCCATGTTTTATTTCTCCTTTTATACTATTTAGCCACCAATTTCACTAAAGTCTACACTTGATTTACTAGCTACAAATGTAAGAGTAATGAAATTAATTGCTCTGTTAGGTTTAATGAATATGTCTGCACGGAATTCGTTTCTATCAACTACATCGCCTGTGTTGTTAGTACCATCACAAACTACTGAGAAGTCTGTAATTCCTCGTCTTCCTTGTACATCTCTTAAGAAAGGATTAACTGCGTTTTTAAAGTCATTTCTTGTGAACTCATCGTTGAATTCAAAGAGTTGTGCTTTTGCAGCAATCGCAATCGCTTTTTCTAGTACGATAAACAATCTACGAACATTGATTCTGTTGAATGCAGATTCGCTAGAAAGTAAAGTCTTGTCACCAAATAATTGTGTACCATTTCCTGGGAATGTTACAACAGGGTTTACACCAGATTGGTATAGAGTATCCCTTTGAGTTTTGTTTGGCGAGAATGCTAATTTAACAACATTCTTTATTTGACCTCTAGAAGCACCAGCAGGTGAGAACCAAGCATCTTGGTCATAGTCAGTTCTTGCAGCCAGACCTGCTATGTCACCATTTAGTGGTACATATCTATATTTATCGTTATATCTGTCATACTGATATTTTGAACCAGTATCAAGCACACCATAAGATGAACTTGGTAATGAATTTCTGTAAGTAGTAATGTCACCCACTGGGTCAGCATCAGTTGCTAGGATAGTATTTCCTGAAGCATCTTCAGCAGAACAGAATACCATACAGTCTTTTCTTACTTCAGCAATATTGTTAATTGCAAAAGTAGCAGTAGCAGCATCTGCTTTACCAACCATAACTAGTGAAATGTCATACAGCTCGTCATTAGCAAAAATGCTAAGAGCAGTTTGAGTATTACCAGCAGTTGGTGCAGTATCTACTCCACCTGTAAGACTTACTGCGTAAACTGCAGCGAGGTCACCATAAGTAGTACCACTTGAAGCAGCACCCCATGCAGTACCTGTAACAGTTGGGTGGTCCATCCACCAGATAAATCTTGACTGTGAGTTAATTACATCTTTATAAAAATTGTTGGATCCGTCAAACTTTTTAGAATCGCTTGCAGCAGATACATGAGCAAAAGTTTCTAGAGTTGCTCCAGCAGTACCAGTAAATAAACCATCTTCGTCAATTACTAATACATGAAGCTCATCATCAGAACCACCAGCAGCAGCAACTGAAGCTGAAGTGCCAGGAGCTCTATCGAACTTACCTTTGTTTGCCCAAGATGCAAAAGTTGCTGAGTCAGCAATTTCTACTTTAATTGAGTTTCCTCTTGAGCCTGCCCACTTTGCAGCGACAGTACCAACATTATTTGACCCACCAACATAGTTAGAGGTGTAGTCATTTAAGTTTTTAATCTTAACAGCAGTACCAGTAGCAACTGCGTTTCTCGCAGCAGTTGTGTCAGCACGAACTGTTAATAAGTTATTTGAATATGATAGGAAGTTAGCTGCAGTGAAAAAACTATCGAAAGTTGCATCGGTAGGTCCACCGAATCTTTCTACTAAGTTATTTTCAGAAACAATTTGTACAGGGTCTTCTATTGGACCCCATTGGAAATTTCCAGCAAAAGCACCAGACGATGTCGCCACATTAGGTACAATTGAGGTAAAATCTTGTTCTTTGACAACTACTCCAGGACTGAGTTGAAAAGCCATTTGTTTCTCCTTATTAATGAATTCGTTAATTCAATAGGGAACTATTAATTCCCCAATGCTTTTATTTAGTTTTTATACGATTTTAGAAGTTAATTAGTTCTTCTTCATCGTCATACTTCTGCCCATCGTTAATAAAACCGAAAGGAGTCAACTCCTCTTCTATCTGTTTCATCTGATTTTTATACATCTCTTCTCGTAAATTTACATCATTTGATTCTGTAAAATACTGGTCAGATGTAAGCCAACCAAACAACACTAGGCACATAACTAAGTCATCGTGATATCCGTCATCGGCAGAAAAAGATCCTTTGTTTTCAATAAAGGTACTTATCTCACCTATAATATCTCCATCGTAAACTTGTAATTTGCCTTCGTCTATTAATGTTTTTAGATTCTGGCAACCAATTCTTTTTACTTTTCTATCAGTATTTACTCCATACTGACTTTTACCTGAGCCAAATCCTCCAGTAATTTTTTGACCCATATTTGTACGAGAAACCATAATCATGTTCTCGTATTCTAATTCGTTGTACAATATATATGGTACTTGCTCACTAGCATTCGTTTCTACTAATACCTGAGCATTATAGTATTCCTTGCCCACCTTATCAATAACATTAGGATAGAGTAAAGGACTTATCGCATTATTTCTATACTTTGCTACAACCTTATATGGTACTTCTGTTGTATCTATAACTACAAAAGCACTATAATCTCCACCTACACCTTTAGCAGTATCTGCTATTAAAGTATATGAATGTCCAGGAATCGGCTCTTCTTGTATATCTAAACCATCTCTTTGTAGTATAAATGGTTTGGGTTTCATCTCACCTATTGCACTCGCACTTATAAGAGTTGCACTAGATCCTAAGAACTCACATAATACTTCCTGATTAAATTTTAATTCACCAAGTAATGCTCTTTGTTTTTCTGCCCAAGTTTTAGTTCTTCCTGGGATATCAGTATAAGGTATAAAGAGTGGTTTAAAATCATTTCGTCCTTCCTGTGCAGCTTCCCAATATCTCCAAAAGTGATTATATCCTAAAGGTGTCGAGGACAGTAATACTTTGGTGTCTTTACCAGCTGAGATCGTAGGATAAACAGAAGTAAAAAATTCTTCAGCTACAGTATTCGGTATAATTGCAGCTTCATCAATGTATAGCCAGTTTACTGATTTACCACGAATCGCTGAACTAGAAGTCGCAGCAGTAAATATCTTTGAGCCATTCTCTAATTCTATATCACCTTTATTCCAAACAGCTACACCTTGTTGCATCCAATTAGGGAGGTACTCGTACATAAGTTGGTATCTAGATAAAACTTCTCTGGCAGCAGTAGCTTTGTTTGCCATAATCGCAGCAGTCTTATTATCATTAAATAATGTAAAGTGTAATATACATGCAGCACTTACAACTGTTTTACCTTGCTGTCTTCCTTCCATTAGAATCGTTTGACGATTCTTCATGATATGTTTTACTTTTCTTTTTTGACAAGCATATAATTTAAAATCAACTACACCATCATCAAGCGATACGATCTTGCAGTAGTTTTCGATAAAGTATATTGGGTTTCGTTTGCACTTGATATACTCTTTAACCTGTTCCTCTGTAAATTCTACAGGGACTCCTACAGCTTTTAGATTTTGATTTGCATTATAATAAGTTGTAGCCATTAGTCCTCCTTGCGGAGATTATTATACAACAGTAATAGTACCAAGCATCGCACCTGCGTGAGCAGTGCATCTATATTGGTAAGTATTTCCTGTGGCAGCATTCATTGGAATAGTGAATGTAATAATGTCGTTTGTGACTGCTAAGTTTCTAGTAGCATTAGTTGAGCTGATATAATCAGCAGCAGGTGCATTACTTGTACCGAAGTCTACGATTTCAAGTGGGTGTGAGTTTCCAGCAATAGTATGCCTGAAACGATAAGTATGACCTCTATATACAAATAACTGTGGATCGTTTTCACCAGCAGTTAAAAGACCTGAACCTTGTACTGTGTAGTTGGTGCCATCACCAGCTGTAAAGTCAAACTGTTGTAATGACACTGAAGTAATAGTAAGCTGAGCATCGTTTGAACTTGTTAATACGATACCAGATCCTTCAGTAATAGTGATGTCATCATTTACTGAGTTTGAACCAGCTAGTCTTAATTCTTTTGAACCAGCTGTAACAGATTGAATAGAGGTTGCGTAAGTTGTGTTTGTGACTGTATTGTTTATAGTAATATTGTCGGCATCAGTTCTATCAATATTAATACCAGTACCAGATACTAGATTTACATTATCAGTAGAAGCATCAGAACCAGTTAATCTAATTGATGCATCAGAACCAGAAGTTTCTGCTGATACAGTGTAAGTTGTATTATCGTTAGCATCAGAAGATGGTTCGAATACACTTGTTCCTGCATTGTATTTTAATATTTGGTTAGCAGTAGGAGAACCAATTGCTATCTTGACTGTATCACCACCAAGAGCAGTATATAATTCATTAAAGTTATCTTGAATTTTATCTCCACCATCTCTAAGAGTATCACCTGTACCATCGTTGGCTAGTGTACCAATATTTAAAGTTTGTTTTGCCATTTAATTACTTCTCCTATAAATCTGTTTTTTGAGTTATATTCCAACCCAAGTCAGTCACCTGTAAGTTATTTAGGTCTCCAGTTGACTTATGTTGTTCATCTGGATTGCCTAAATCTACGAATGTAGATGTAATAACTGAACCAGTCTGGTCAACTCCACCGAATAACATTATTTTTAAAGTGAAGTTGAAAGTCCATGTGACGAATCTTCGTATTTCAAAAGTTCCGTCATAATCATCTACGAAGCTAGAACTATTTAGTATTATTGGAACATCTGTTTCAGTTTCCAGAGTTGGGTCGGTATTCTTAATCTTCATTGTAAACTCTGGAGTGAAAAAAGGTAATATTTGCTCTACCATCTGTAAACCATCTTCAGTAGTCTTAGTAAGACAATTCAACTGCATATCTAAATTAAATGGTACAGGTGCAAAAAGTTTATCCCTTTTACCTGAACCACCAGCAGCTGATGTTCTGTTTATTTTAAGAGTACCCATACGATTGGTTTTTCTAAGTGGGTCGTACGATATTGCTGCCATTTCAAATGACATACGAGGTAAAGTAGTGTATGTTTGGTCTTCTAAAGTAGGATCTTGTTCTAATCTTTGTACCCACTTTTCTTTTGGACCATATGCTATCGGTACTAGTATCTTTTGTTGTGCTGTACCTGAGTTATCAAATCTTTCAAACTCTACATCTGAAAACATCTTACCGAAACCAATAATACAGTTCCTTATCGTCTGATGATAAAATGGTGGTTTACCTAACATTAAAATTCTCCGAATGGATTATCTTCTGACCAAGCAACTTTTTCGTTAGTAGTAGGTTGTCTTTCAGTAGCTATCTCTAAGTTATCAGCAAATCCACCTTGCTTATCTACATTAAGTTTAATTGTAGCAGTTGCTGCAGCTTGTACATTTCCAGCACCAGCAGGTGGAGCATCAATAACGATAGTAGGAATAGCATTATATCCATTTCCTACATTGGTAATATTTACTGCATTTATTCTACCCTCTGAGTCAATAGTACAGGTAGCAGTAGCAGGAGTGCTAGGTGTACCACCTGAGAATGTCATAAGAGGAGCAGTAGCATAACCCTTGCCCACATTAGTAATAGTTATAGAATCAACAAACATATTCTCAGTTCTTGTAGGATCTTGTGAGAAAGTTTTAAGTTCTTCAAACTTATCAATCTCAGCAACACCAGTATCAATTTTTTCAGAAGCATATTGAAACAACTCAACTTCCATTTTAAATGTATATAATTTTCCTAGTTGATAAAAAGGATCTTGGTGCTGTACAAATTTAATTTCAAATAATCCCTTAGTAAGAGGGAAGTAAATTAGATCTCCTTCATTTGGTCTAGCAGGCACAAAGGTATTACCATGTTGCCCAACTAGTTCTTGCCATCTAGATCTTGCTACAACTAGAGTAGCAGACATCTCATTGAATAATCCAAACTTCTGAATGAATGGACCTTGCCCACCTAAGTTATCTACATTCTCAAAATACATTTCGATAGGAAATGCTTGTTCAAATTTTGATAGTGGATCTTCACCTAAGATTTCATCTTTAGCTACTTGTGTTCTAGGAATATAAAAAACATTCTGACCATAAATTTTTAGAGACTCAATAATTAAAGACTCTATTAAATTCTGTTCAGATGCTACTCCTTGAGATATGTAAGTATTTCTGCCTGCCATTTAATTACCCTGT